CCACATATCCATAATCAACCGTAAACCATTTTGTTCCAGTTATCAAAAACTGATCTGCTGCAGATTTATCTATATCTTTTAATTCACCTGGCAACAATATAGATTTTTTTAGGAAATCAATATGACCAGACCAATTACTAGCTAATATTGGTTTACCTGTCAAACTAAATTCTAATAATGGCCGGCCAAATCCTTCTCCTTTTGTTAAAGATATCATAGCCTTTATCTTAGGATGATTATATAATGAATTCATTTCATTATCAGTCAAATCCCCATGTAACAAATATACTTCTGGTGCTTTATGCTTATATGGTGCAATAATTTCTTGTATACGAGTCATTAACAAATCTCTATCTATTATAGAGAAAGTTGCATGACTACTTTTTAAAATTAATGCAGGTCTATTATGTTTTGCTTTATCTTTAAATGCTTCACAGAAACATTTAATCATCATACCAACATCTTTTCTATCTTGTCCCATATTACCTCTGAGCCAATGTCCTACAAATAAATAACAAAATGGATTCTTTATAGATGATAATTCTTCTTTTACTGTATCATGGATATTATTTGTTTTATGATATATACTTAAATCAGCTCCTTCAAATAAAATTTCAGTTGGTACTTCTAACTTAAGTTCTCCTTGTTTTGCTTTTGTTTGTTGATCAACTTTATCATATATTGTATTAACAAATCCTTGTTTGGAATGTTCTGATGTCGTTATAAGCATGTCCATTCTATTTGCTCCCTCTAAGAAGTTAGCAGGTACTTGTGTAGTTTCAATTCCGGCAGTTATTCCTATATTATATTTGCCTACTTTCATAGCTTGTTTTCCGTCAGGACTTAATCCGAATTCATTAGGTACTGATATCTGTATAAAAACGTCTGGTTGTTTTGTTATGTTTTGTGTAGCAATATGTTTTATTATCTGTTCATGATCAGAGTTACCTGGCTCTAATGCATTTTGAGGGGTTGACCCCCATGGCATCGCAACTATATCAATATCATATTTCTCTGCTTTAATTAAAGCTAATACCAAATCTCTTGTATGGTTACCGTAACCAGATCGAGTTGCAACTGGTCCTTGTATTACTATGTATGGTTTCATATTATTCCTGGATTTTCTATTTTTTGTAACTGATTAATTTTATATAATGAAAACTTTTTACGTTTTGTCCAATTTTTTAAGCATGTTTCTATACACTCAATAAATCGTACTCCCATTTGTCTTGCTGACATATTAGATTCATTACCTAATATCCATTCTCTTCCAGCTTGGCCACATTCTTCTCTATCTGCAGATGGCATATCATACCAATATTTAATTGCATCACCGACATCTTTAAAGTCAACTCTATCATCAAATATATACGGTGTTTGTGGAGATCCTTGTAATGATCTATTTGTCGGGAATACTGGTTTAGCCCATTTACCTGTAGTTTTATATGTTGCATCATGATTAGTTGGAAAATGTGTATCAAATTCTATCCAATCACCTGTTGCATTTTCAAATCTACAACCGTCTTGCAATCCACCTGTTGAGTTATTTATTATAGGCGTTCCGGTATGCAATGATTCACACCATGAAATTCCAAATCCTTCATTAGATGCTATATTTACTGTAGTAGCAGACATATTATAATAAAAGTTTAATATCTTAGGTGCTACTCCATTTGTACTAAATATAACATTACAATCAGGAGCAAGAGCATTTTTAACTGCCATTAAATCTGTTCCATTATCATCTGATATTTGTGTATGCATCAATAATGCGCATTTAGATGCTTGTTCCGGTGTCAATTGATCACAAAAATGTTTAAATGCTAATATCAAATCTCCAGGCTGCTTTCGTCTAATATTTCTATTATTCCAGAACACAATAAAATCTACATTATGTTTGGCTTTGAACTCATCTTTAAATTTATTATATTCATCATAATGCTCATATGATGGAGTAATAGTACAAAATCTATTTTCATTGACTCCATGGGGAACCCATTGTACTGCCCAATCTGGTTTTGGATGTTTACGTAACACATTTTTTACTATATTTTGGGTCTGTCTAGATATGTTCATGATTAAATCACATGACTCATAAAAAGGTTCATTCCAGAATGGGTATGGAAGATCATCCCAAATATTATAATACATGATTGGAATGTGTTGACGTACTTCATGTTCTATCTGATATAGCCACTGCCAAAATCTAGGGTCTGTAAAATGTAATATTGCATCTGGTCTCTCTATGTTTATTATTTGATTCAATTTTTGTGCATTGCCATATCCAGATGATGCATAGATTCTAACATTTGCATCTGTTATTCCTGCTTCTTTGTTAACATCTGCAGATACATCAAATACCTTACCATCTTCTGGGTGTTTAACAGCTGCTCCCAATTGAACCCAATCATACATATGTGCTGTATGAATTACAAATTCTTTAGACATAGTCGCAATACCAGAATGAACTCGTAGATCATCTGATAATAATAATATCTTTTTCTTTTTTGGTCTATTCGGATCGATTTTTTTTAATTTTGGTAACTGTATTTTTTCCATATTTTCCTTGTAACTAATTTATTATAAATATTCATTAAGTTATAATAACCACCTTTTTATCTAACTTTATAGCCTGCTTTATTGCAGATTGTAATTCATTATGTTGTACTCCATCAGGTATTAATGCTATCATATAATCACAATCTTTTGCTATTAACATATTCCTATGATGAAATTGGGATACATGATATGGTTTTGCATAATATCGTTCTGACATTGCACTGTATAAGTTTTGCACTGTATGAGCAGGATTAAATTCTTTATATTTTATACCAAATTCTAAAGAGAACTTTTTTGTATGTTTATCTCCACCTTGTTTATTTCCGCTCGATATAATTATTAACTCATCATTAAATTTCTGTTTTAGATTAGTCAATAAATTTTTTATCTTACGTGTATTTTCATATTTTATACTTCCAATAACAGCTATCTTCATTCCTTCAATCTATTTTCTTTTGGACATAGATCAAACTGATCTTTGAAGTCACAATATTTACAATGCTTCTTATTCTTGCCAGGAATTGCAGGATAACTTTTGTTAGTGATATAATCACCCGTCGCTGTAAAACATGTTTCAACCCAGTTATCAATCGATCTAGTCAACACATTTCTTGTAGGCTTACCACTTGCCGGTGCATGTTCTTGTACTCTTCGTTGAGGAAACATTGCCCCCTCTATCAATTTACGTTTTACGATCATATATAATATATCAATCTTTTCAACTTCAAATCCATATTGTTCAGCAAAGTATTTCTTATACAATACCAATTGTGATGACTTCAATTTATCAGCTTTCTGATATTTGTTCCATCCCATTGTACTTGTTTTGATATCAATGATCTTAATTCTATCTGTACGTTTATCTCTTATTACTATATCTAAATAACCTAACATAAATACATTAGGATTTTTTGCTGATACAGGATGATATATACGGACTTCTATGCCTACCAATTCTTCGTTTTTAGCAGAGAAATATCTAGCCCTATTACGCTTAACAGTATTTAAAATTTCAACACCATCATTATAAAACTCTGTAAGTTGAAACTTATCTGAAAAATGATCGTCCATTTTCTTTACTGCCTCTTTATACAAAGTTTGCATTCGAGATAGTAACATGGCATTTAAATCTATTTCATCTGCTGCCTTAGCTGTCGTTTCATACATTACTGTCAGATAATGTTGTAATGTTTCATGAAACGCTGTTCCGAATAATGTATGTATACTTTGAGTAAATGTTCTTAAATTCTTAACATATGCCAATTCCCATCTCTTGGGACATTGCGCATACATAGAATATTGAGAATATGATATCTTACGTTGGCCTGATTCAGGCTCACGGTTATTAAATTTTATTATTGAATGCATACTTAAATATAAGAAGAATTTCTGTAAAAACCTAAGGATTTCTTATATTTGTTATGCATAATATTTGTCTAGAATTGCTAACTTATCTTCTGCATCAACTAGTAATGTTAATGCGTCATTAGCATCTTTCATGAAGTCATTTGCAGTATGATCTCCAATTCCCACTGCTTGATTTTCTAAAAGGTCTAATGCCATTTGTGCCTTTGCCTTATCAGCTAATGCTTGAGCTCTTAAAGCTTCTATTATTTTACTTTTTTTCATATCTACTTTCCCCATTTTTTTCTTTGTACTATTTGAGCAATCATTCCATATACGCTCAAGTCTTCGTACGTATCTTGTATATTTTCACCAACTTCGTCAGGCTGACCTAAAACAACTAATTGCTTTAATCTTTGAATCTTATCATTCATTCTAAACCATAATCCTGATAATGATAGTTTTATATCTTCTTCGGTTTCTAAATTTGTGCCAACTGAAATATTACTTGGTCCATAGTTACGTTGTTTTTTACAGAATGTTACATACATCTCAGATAATATCTTTTGAAACTCTTGTGTAGTTTCAGGATATAGTCTTTCACAATATTGAATTGCTGTTTCTTCTTTAATAGATTTTTCGACAAACTTTATGTTTGATCTCCCCGGGGTATCTTGTATTGATTTCATTTTAATAGTTGTTTTATTTCTTTATCTGATTTGCCATATTGTTTACATACAGATGATATATCATCCTTTTTCATTAATGATATATATTCCTCAGCTTCACGCTTTGATACTTGATAATGTGTTGCAAAGAATGATATTAACTCTTTGTTATACTTATCAGACTTTTTACCTTTTATATATTTACTAAAATATTTTCCTTTAGGCAATATTTCGTAATACAATTTATAAACATGTTCTTTCATTAGTGGACCTATTGTATATTGTTGAAACATATTAACAATTTCAATAAGTTCCGGTGACATAGATAGCCAACGATTAATTAGATATGGAGTAAATGATTTTTGATCCATTTCATCTAAGTCTTCCCATTTAACTTTCTTATGTGTTATTCCAGCTAAATGGTCAAATAATGTTTTAGGTTTTTTCAAAGTATCTGAAATTCTTTGTTTATATGATCACAGTCATCACATCTAAATGATGGTACTGGTGCAATTTGTTCTTTACCCGTAGGTGACATTATTGCTGATACTCGTTTAAATGCACTTACTTGTCTAAAGTATTTTCCACTACATTGTTCACATACTATATCATTCAAGTCTTCTGGCTTAAGTTGTGGTTTCTTAGGACTCTTTCCGTCCATTCCTACTATTTTACTCATTATATTTCCTATTTTATTTCGTTTAATATTTTAACGATGGTTGACATTATATGTAACTCTTTATCTACAGCAAACGAATCTTGATATTGTGACTCAGCTAAGATTAGTATGACACTTGCAATATGTCCCTTTGCATAATTATCTAGTTCATCAAATAAATACTTATGTAATGCTGAAAAATCTCTTACTTTACTATCTGCAATTAATTGCCTTACATCTTTGAATGCTGCTTTCTTATCTCTACTTGATTGTAATATATCAGTTAATTTTGACATGTAATTTGCTTGCATAACACTAGTAGCATCTATTGTTAATACTCCATCAATTACTTGCCTCTGACAGCCATTTAAAACCCTTCTAATATCAGGATAGCCGGCGTTTATAATTGTAACAAGGTCCTTATTATCATATGACACTTGTAGTTCATCTAATATGGATACTATACGATGTGCAACCTCTTTTTTGTTAGGAGGTGTTATACCAAATACCTGACATCTACTTTGTATTGGATCTATAATTTTTTCAACATAATTACATGTTAATATGAATCTAGTTGTTTTAGAGAATGTTTCCATTAAATTTCTTAATGCAGCTTGACCATTTGGAGTCATATAATCTGCCTCATCTAATATTACAATCTTCCATCTTTTAAATCCTACTGTACTTGCATAACTCTTTATCTTGGTTCTAACCGTATCAATATTATTTTCATCTGATGCATTTATATACATAATATCAGCATCTACATTATTTGCAATAATTTTTGCTAATGTAGTCTTACCTGTACCTGCTCCACCATAAAATAATAAATGAGGCACGTCGCCTGATTTAAGATATAATTTTACTTTATCTATGATATGTTCATTACCGACATATCCATCTAATGTTCCGGGTCTAAACTTCTCTACCCATAATGTATTTTCTTGATTTCCAAACATATTTTTTATTTACCTGTCGATCCATATGCGCCATCACCTCTTTCGGATTCAGCTAATTGATCTGATTCTACTAATTCTACTTTTGGATATGGCATTACAACTAATTGTCCTACTCTATCTCCTTCTTCAAATCTTTTTAAAGATGCAAAAAAGCTATCTTTATTAAATTTGTATCTAAATGTTATTTCGCCTCTGTAACCAGAATCAACAACGCCTACTGCATTTGCTAATCTTAGATCTGTTTTAGATACAGATGATCTAGGAAATAGTAGTCCGACATGACCTTCTGGTACCTCAAATGCTAACCCCGTATGATATTCAATAAAATTATATTTTTTATTGATGACATATCTAATTGCTGAAATATCCAATCCTGCATCACCTTTTTTAGCATATGACGGTGCAATTGCATTTTCTGATAATTTTTTATACTTTACTTGTATCATGCTGCTTGTAATTGTACTAAATAGTATGTAGATGTATATGTCTTACCAGTAAATGTAACTTTACCTAATCCTGCTGCCGATACTTCCAATTTTGCTGTCTCTGCATCTTTATTAGCTTGTAATATTTCTTTGAATCCGGTAGATGAAAAGCATACTACTCCCATATCTTTATGAATTGTTGAATCCACATTAAATTTAATTCTATTAGTATTTATAGAAGAATAATTAATAATAAAATCTGTCTTATCATGTTTACATTCAATACCAAAGTTTTCTGATTCTGGAATTGCATTCTTTGCTTTAATAAATTTATTAGTAAATTCTTTTGTTAAATCTATAGTAACATCCCAATCTGGTAATTGTTTCAAATCCGGTACCTGTCTTATTACAGATAAATCAGCTAACATAAATTTCATATTAACATCAGTATCTGACATGTCAATACTTACTGCCGTCGAATCCATAGCATTTACCTTTACAGTTAAATCATCGCCAATAGCTGTTAACATTTTTACTAATGCTGGTGTTGCATATACACCTAAATCATGATTACCTAAATCTAAATTAGTGGACTCAATTGATCCGATCACATTCTGATCATCTGTAATAAATTTAGTTTCTAATGTGCCATCCTTTGACACCCATTTTACAGATGTAGTAGCTCCGGCTAAATGATATCTGTTTATAAAATTTAATAGTTCTTGTTTTTTCATAGTTTTTGTAGTTCTTATTTTTATTAATTAACTATACTTAAAGATAAGGATAAATTCTCACGATTCCTAATCTTTTAATTCTTTTTCTTCAAAAAATTGATTAAATATATCTTTATTAATTGTTGTTATACTCTGTCCTCCGAATTTCTGATAATATTGCTTATACTTTTCATATGTTGTAATAGCTTTATCAGGATCTTCAAACATTTCATATATACTTTTTAACACGGCACCTAAGTTATTAGGTACCATATATTGAGCAACCTCTCTATGTGCTGCAACAATCTTGTTTACTTCTTTTATTGTATGATCAAATACATGTACATTATGTAACACCATTCTAGGAACAGCTTCTTTATTATATTGATTTAACATATCCCATTTAAAGTCTTTACATGCCGGGCAATCTAAACTACATGGCACTAATTCATCTGGTGCATCTAGTAAATCTAATTTTGCAATATTACCATCTGCATCTTTTGCTCCTTTTGGCATATATACGTCACTAAAAGATAACTTCTTAAAGTTATGTGAATGTAGATAAGTGCCATATACTGGATACTGGCCAGGTGAACTAGAATCTGTAGTTACTATTATTCTATTTCCATAATGTCTATTAAATAGTTTTTGCATTGTTGATAAAATAAAGAAATCAGATATTTTTGAAATGCCTAATAAATGCAAATACTCTATTTTAGGATTTTCAAATTCTCTGTTCTTTAACATTAATGCTAATGCCCACATAAAATCTACTAACTTTTGTGGACCTCCAATAGCCCATCCAGAAAATTCAAAATGCTTAAATTTATTATACCACCATTCATATTCTTGGGGATTCGATCCTTGTAACATATTTAGAAACTTAGTCTTACCTGATTGATGTTTTTCAAAATATGCAAAGTTATCATAACTAATATCAGCACATTCATAAAATTTATTTTCATAAACTGTCTTAGGTGGGATATCTAAATTAGCTGCTACATCTGAATTGGCCTCTAACCAATGAAATATCTTTTCTCGCAAGTCATTGCTATATTTCAATGCACCGGTTGCAATTTGATATCCTCCAGAATCTCCAAATACTAATGAATCTTTACCTAAACCAAACTGTTCACGTATATCCATTTTTTTATAATAATGCCCCGCTGTTATCAAGAAATTTTTATGTCTAAATTTCTCCGGATATGAATCATCATAAAATCTACAAGGAGTGCCAGATGCTAATTGTTCATCTTTGATTAATGCTGACGCAAATCCTCCTGCTGATAAAGACGGGAAGTAAATAAATTCTTTTTGTTTTTCTTTATTTTCCATTAAATAATACCTTTTTTAGTCCATTACAAGAAAAATATTCTTCATGTAACTTTGTTGTTAATTTTTTTAATTGTTTCTTATAATGATCATGATGTTCTACATATTCTATAATTGTGGATATCAATTTATCTTTATTCTCTATATATAATTCCCATGATTCTGTCCATTTACTAGGATATTTAAAATCGTCTGAATACATTTCTTTATAACTTAATCTATTCGGAACCATTGGAATCGCACCTGCCAAAGCCCCCTCATAACATGAAATACCTAACGTCTCCTGCAGGTTCGCGGAGAATACTAACTTAGATCTTTCTAATAGACTATGATATTCTGATTTAGATAGATTTTCTTCTTGACATACTATACATTTATAACCCTTAGGTAATGACTTAGCCAAATCTTTAAATATTTCAACTTGCTTTTCTGGTGCAATTCTATGAGGAAATAATATAATGTTTTCTTTTTCTTTAGGTTTAAACATAACACTTAGATACTCCATAGGCCAACCTGTCCTAAAACATTCGATATCATCATATCCAAAATTATCTCTAAACATTTTCAAATGATCATCAGATGCAAACCAATTATAATCTATTGTCTGTGCTAATGAAGTTTCAAATGTTTTTACCCATTTATCAGATATCAATCTACCTAAGAAATCATTCGGATCATAATTACCTGCATGCCAAAGACCATGAATTTTAATTGGTATTTGTAATAATTCACTCATATACTTAAGTTGAATAATAGTTGGATTCCATGCATCTGTATAAATAAAATGATCTCCGGATTTAATCTTTCCATCACAAAACAATCTACTAATTTTTTCCATTTGAGCACTTTTATAAATGTTAGTGCCGCCAAAGTTTAAAAATGCACCAGGCGTAGTCGCTTCTGGAATATTTCTTGGTCCTTCTATAACTTCAACCTCATGAGTTCCAAAACCATGTATTCTCATAAGATCAGGAAAATGATGTTTCCATTCTCCAGTATATCGACTTTCAACTGCTTCTAAGTCGACTATCCAAATTGTATTAAGGTCTGTCATATTTGTAATCGTCTGGTGTAACATGTTGCATATTTTGTATACTTGAACAATATAATGAATAATCAGCATAAACAACTTTTATACTATCATTCTTTTTTAATAATGAAACATCTGTATCTGATATCATATACATAATATGTGTCTTAATTCTTATCATCGGCGGTATCATACTCAATGTGTCCGGTTCAACTTCTAAACTAATAGTTAGATTCTGTTCATCAATTAATTTATTTATGACATCCCAATTAATATCATAGTCATCATATTCTTCCAATAATTGTTCTATTGCGCCAGAACAAAAATAGATATGAGGCATTAATTCAATTTCATCTAAATGTAATCCGTCTATATCACTAATAAATAATGTTTCAACATCAGTTAATCTACCTTCACATTCTTTACCGTACCAATACTTTCTAAATCCTATCATATAACTTTTTTTTAAATATAAGTATAATTTTACACATATCCTAATTAAAATGCAAAAAACTTTCCTAAATTATTATTCTTTGGTATCGTTCCCCAATTCATTGCACTATAAAAGTCTCCTAATTTATTTGCAAATGCAGAATCAAATACTTTTTCATAATTAATATTTGTCTGAACAAAATTTTCTATCTCAGGCGGATCTTCAAATCCTTTTAATGCCATTGTATCTAAATTCATTGAATTGGGTTTGAGATATGTCCATTTAATCTTTTCTCCATTAATCATACCTTGAAATGTTTTTGTTAATTTCAAATGTTTTATCATGTCATTATAATTTAATGCTGATTTAACATGTACCGGCGTACCTTTCATTCGTACTCCAAATGGCTTATCTCCTCGCCTGACATATTTCTTAACATTCTTGACACCTACCGGAAACATAACTTCTATTAACGGCAATGTTTTCATATGTTCTCTAAACTTTAATATCTTGTCATCTAATGTAACTTTATCAATATCATTTAACATATCTTCTAATACTTCTGCCATAAATTTTCTAAACGAAGGTGGAAATGATGATCTAACAACATCTAATCCCTTAACATCTAATTTAGATACTGTATGTCCTTCTATATTAATAATCCATTGAGCATATCTTTTCTTAGCTATCCATAATCCAGCCTTTGCAACATTTTCTTGTTTAATGTCAAATCTATGTTTATCTACATTATGAAACTTCTTACCGTATATATCATATGACTTATTAATAAATCCTTGTACCTCATCTGCTATTTGAATTGTCTGATCCGCCATCCACTTTTCATCTGTCACATCATAATTTGGATGACGACTTTCAATTAATGGTAATGATGAAAAGAAAGTTGAATCTGTATCTGTATAAATACAATAATCTTTTTTCTGTCCTAATTCTTTAGTATAAAATTGATTTCCTATATCTGCAGTAAATTTAATTAATTGCTGACCCGTACTAGTAATTGCTACAGCATTGTCCGGATCAAAAAATCTAAAACTAGGATTACCTAATACTCCATAAAATGAATTTAAAAGAATTTTAGTCACTAATTGCATTCTATCAAAGTATTCTGCTTTAGCATGATTGCCTTCTTTTTCAAACTTCTTACGTAAATTTTTATATTCAACACGCTCATTAAACCATTTATCTAATATAGATGGTAAAAATCCTTTTATTTGAGTATCATATACAACACCGTTAGCTGCTATAGAATATTTATTTTCTTCTAAATATTTTCTTAGATCTTCACTAGTCTCCCAGCCATTCCATTCATCTGTATAATGAGTTCCGGTATTTTTAATATATTTATGTCCATCAAAGTTACTTAGTTTAGTTACCTTAGTTTCCGGAGATACATTAAGTGTCATGATGATACTAGGATATAATGACGTCAAATCTAGATCATATACCCATTTATATCTACCTGGATTAGGTGCCTTTACATATGCTCCTAATAAATTTAACTCTCCTTCTACTCTAGGTGGTCTACTAGGAGAAACTATTTCCATACGTTTTAGATATGTTAACGCAGCGCCATCTAAATATCTAGTAGGGAATAAAAAGTCTTCATATGGTACATGGCCTTTATGACATATACTTCTTGCAAGATCTAATAATTTCATTTTCTCATCAATCTCAAAAACAAGATCAACATCATTCATATTATAATCTATATATCCTTGTATATCATTTCTCATTAAATCATCTAATGAACCTTCATATTTCATCTTTCCTTTACCTAACTCTTTTTGAGAGATAGCTTCCAATGAATAACTTGATTCCTGAGAATATGTAAAATTCTTATACAATGCCATATAATCTAAACATGATACTCCTGATATACGATATCTATTTCTATGTTTAAGCCATATAACGTCATTAATTGGAGATAATGATCTAGCCGACTTTTCTCCGATAATTTGTTTCATACGATTATAAAGATATGGAATGTCAAAGAAATCTATATTCCATCCTGTAATAATAGTAGGTTGTATTTCTAAATATTTGAATAAAAATTTATTTAATAATGCACCTTCATCATGACATGAAGTAACTGAATATCCTTTTTTATTTACATTATTAACTACACCATCCGGATCTAATATCCATACACATCTTTGATCGCCTAATTGATCATAAATTGCAATTGATGTTACTGGATTCTGAGCTTCTTCTGGAGTTGGAAATCCAGTTGATATATCTACTTCGATATCAATAAACAATGTCTTATGTCCTATCGATGCTTCATCTGAATCTGTGTACATATCAATAAGAGTACGCATCTCCGGGTTTAAATCTGCTTCATATAATCCATCTATTCCTTGCTCCGGATTATATACCTTTTCAACTCTCTGCCCATCTAATGCTATCTTATCACCATATGATGATTTTTTATATGCATAAGGTTTATACTTTATCTTTTGATGTCCTTTATGATCATCCCATACATGTACTGTATTGCTATTTTTATTATATGCTACTGCTTGATACATTATATGTTGTATATTTTAAGGTTAATTCTTTTTCTTGCATAATATTGTCTATAACAACTAAATATTTACAATCATCTATTTGTTTTAATTCACAATTAGGAGTTTCTGAATGATTAATAAATCCACCTAATGGAGTACGAATCCACCCTAACTGAAATCTATCGTCTTGTATATGAGTAATTCCTAATTCTGTCAAAGCTACTATATCTGTTCTAGCAAATAAACCTAATCCTTCAATTCCGGAGCTATTAATAGTTACTTGATCTGGTAATGGTTTATACATCATACTAATTCTTCTATTATTCCTACTACTTCACTTAATATAAGGATAAATGCTGAGACTACCAAATTATATGGCAGAAAACAATATCCTAATATTCTTATTATTGATTTAATGAAACTTACTATTTGATGTTTTTTTGCGTCTGGTTGTTGCATTAATTTATTTTATATATGTTTCTATAATTTCTTTTCAATGAATGATCATCTAACCCATATCCTACTATCCACTCATCGCCGATCTCAAAACAATAATGTTCGACTGGTATAACTGGATCCTTACGTTGTACCAATGTTACTATATTAACTTCTAATGCTACTTTATTATTTACAGATTGTAAAATTTCTATCATTGTAGCACCTGTATCAATTATATCTTCAACAATATAGACACGTTTACCTTTAAGATCTAATTCTATATCTTTTAATATCTCAACGCCACTACTGTTATCTCTGCCTTGGTATGATTTTGCTCTAATAAAATCAACTTGTATATCGATGCCCATATCCTTTACCAGATCCGTAAAAAACATAAATGCTCCATTCAATACACATAACATCACTGGCGGCAAATCATTACCACTAGCTTTATGCTCCTCAGATATACGATGAGCCATTGCTCTAACTCTTCGTTCTATTTTATATTCAGGTATTAGTATTTCCATAACCTCTGATGAATTCATAATATTCGTTTCTAGTTGCTGGGTCATTTTTAAATGCACCAGTTAATTTACTTGTCTTCATTGATGCACCACCATGCTTTACACCTCTACATTGCACACAATTATGAGTTGCTTCTATCATTACAGCTACACCATTATTGTCATTAATAATAGTATCTATTGAATTATGTATAGCAACCGTCAATTGTTCTTGTATTGCGCCTCTTCTAGCAAAATGTTCTACCAATCTATTTAATTTACTTAATCCTATAACTCTACTATCTTCGCCCGGAATATAAGCAACATGCACTTTTCCCATTATAGTCTGATGATGATGTGAACACATACTTGTCAATGGAATGCCGCCTTCAAACACTATACCATCATATCCATCAGACGGAAATCCGGTAATATCTGGAGCAGCATTATATCTACCTGACCATAAATCATTTACATATGCCTTTGCTACTCTACGAGGAGTATTATCTGAATTCGGATCATTTCGCCAATCACATTCTAATGCATCTAAAAATTCACCAAATGCCTTTGCTGCTTTTTGAATCATTTCATTCTTTTGAAAGTCATCTAAAGGTCCGCCTGGTACTATACCATTTGCAAAACCTTCTCTTACTAGTTCAATACTTTTTTCTTTTGTCATACTTAAATATAAGAATTTTTTTTCAAATAAACAAATAACTCACACATTATTTTTATTTATTTTTCTTTGTTGTTTTTTTTACTGTCACTTTTTTATCTGCTTTAAGCTCAATCTTAGCTAGTAGTTGATCTGCTCGCCTATCTATCTGTCGATGTAACTCTTGCAAGTCTAACTCTAAATCACTTTTTACATTTGATATTTCTGTATTTAAGTAATTTGTCTCATCCTGTATTTGTCTTGATAATTTTGAATATGCACCCACAAGTAATCCTATACCTGCACATGCACTAACTGTCATTATAATTATATTAATTGTTTCCATAATTAACCTTTCTTTATCGTGAGTTATTTGTTATACTGATACCATTACAATTTCTGATTCATGCAATAGTAAATATTCTTTATCTTCTAATTTAATTTTTTTATTTGCTCCGGATTGATTTTTATGTAATACAACTGTGTCGCCTACATGTACTGTCATTGGAATCCTATTTCCGGTTTGAGTAAATAATCCTCTACCGGTGGATATTACTTTTGCGTATATATAATCACCTTCAACACCATCTGGAATAATAATACCAGATACAGTTTTCTTTGTCTTTTCTTGTTCTTCTACGAGAATTAAATCTCCTATTGGTTTCATGTTCATATCTATTTCTTTTTATGTTTTCATTATATTATTATATGCTTTTTCATATAATTCTTCTCGATCCAATTTTGGATGGATTAATTTTAATTTATCTATTTCTGTAAACATTTCATGCCGTTTACCATATTCTTCAGCACTGTACAATAAATCTTCAGGATTGCTCATTATTTTAAACTTTCTATAATTGTTCGTAATTTGTAAATCAAATCTTCAACTTCTTCCGGATCCATCGTTATTGCACAACATGTTCCTACATTCTCTTCTATTTCCAATAATATTTCCAATGCTTCTTCTATCATACTCCACGTTCTGTATCATATGCTATAATATGGTCTCTACCTGTCATGTTATATCCTTTTTCAGCACATAATTCAAATACTAATGGATACATTTTTACTAATGTTTCTCTAGTATCTCCGGCCGGCATTATAAATGTTTTATCTTTTGGGATATTCATTTCCACTCTAAAAGTTTCTATTTCTTCTAAATTTTCATCTGTACCATCCCATACAGGCTTAAAATGATAATCTTTATGATATGCAATTGTTTTTGCAATAGCCTCTTTATTTAATCTAAGTCTATTATGTACTTTAATCATACGTTCATCTGCTATAGCTCCATTGGGCGTGACAGCTCCAACTACAGGCACACTATTACTAAATTTAGGACTAAGACTAATTAGGTCCAGGGGATAATCTGTTTCAAGAAAATGAGAGCCTTCTGTTTCAATTGTAATTAAAATATTTCTCTCTTTTGCAAAATGTGTTATTTCATTAACTAAAGCAGGATGCATTGTAGGTGACCCACCTGTAAGCATCATTTCTTTCACATGGGGATTGTCATCATATATTTTAATAATATCATTAAAACAAAAAGTACCTTTTTCCGGGTGAATACTAGTATACCAAGAATCGCACCAACCACCATCGCCGAAGTAACATCTATGTGTACATCCTGTTGTTCTAACTGCAATAGTAGGTCTTCCAAATCTACTACCTTCTGATTGTACACATCTATATACTTCTAATACAGGTAATACTTTATTATAATCTTCAATCCTCTTCATAGTATGCTGCATTTTTGCCATGTTCCATAAACTTAACTTTAGTAACCTTTACTCTACCTTTAGTTTCGGTATGAACAAAATCATTTAACTTATTGTAAATGTATTCTGAAAATTTCTCTGCGCCCGTAGCCGGAATTATTCTTAATTGTATTATCCCTGCAGTATGTAGTTTAAGAAAATTGTCCATTTCTGGATCATCTTCTGCTATTACTACAGTATGATCAAACATATAATCCATCCAAGTCTTAGGAGACATGTCATTAATTTTAGTGTTAGCTCTTTTCATGCCACCGAAATCCCATACCCAATTTCTATCATCTAACTCACCTTCAAAATATACTTTAAAAGATATACCATATCCATGCAAAAATCTACAATGTGTATCTTTTGCTTTCCATTGACGGAATACTGTACTGAACCCATCAAATACTTTACTCGATTTAAATTTACCCATTTCTTCTTTCTTTATATGTCCATGCTAAATAATATTTTCTTCCTTCTAATAAATGAGATGCAGTATTACCATAATTTGAATTAAATTCACTCATGTAACTAGCCATTGAATCCTCATCATTAAATATAGAGAATGTACTAGCTCTAGGATAATACTCATTAAAAGTATAACCAGACTGCTTCACTGAACGATCTAATATCGTTTCATAAAACATTGTTCTTAAATATTCTTGATCATGCATTGATATTTTTTTGAAATCAAATATTATATCAACGTCTTTAAACTTGTAACTGTTTTTCATATATGCTTATTTTGTATTAAATATAAAGTAAAAAAATTTAAAATCCTAATAATTTGTTAATTTATTTTTGTTTAATGTGATAACTATATCTACAACCGGTATCTTCTTCATCAAAGGCCATTACCTCAATATTATAACCAATCGGATTAATTATTTCTTCTAATCCTATTAAATCGACTTCGGCCCAATATCCAAATCTTAGCATGATATATTCTTTATTATCAAATTTATCATATCTTGCTTCGATTTGAAAATCATTAGTTCCATAAAATTGTTCTATATCTTGGAATGTACAATAACTTATTTTCATATCTTTTAATTACAAACGTCACAACCTTTATTATTACAAGCACCACAATGTATAACTGTGCCTGATGTTCTAGCAAATGCAACCATATCATCACATATTTGACCTATTCTTTGTTCCCAATACTTATCTATTGTTTTTCTAGTTCCACTTTTAATCATATTTCTTATTTATTTTATATAAAAATAAGGATAAAATTTCATAAATCCTAATTTATTAGAAGCTTTTTTAAACATTTCTGCCATTTTCATAAACATACTTTACGGTAGGGAATCTTAAACTTAATTCTCCTTGCTGATTCTTAGTTTCTTCAAAGTATTGCACATTTATTGTCTTACCAATCAATGTTTCCGGATTAGCATGATATCTAATTCTTTGTTCTTGATTCCATCCAGACCCAACTGATACCTTATATCCTTTATGTTCAATAATAACATTTGCCAACATTTCCATTACTATTTCCTTACCATCTCTGATAACTCTATGGCTATCAAATTCAACGTCTAACACTTCATATTCATTGTCAAAGAACTTTTTACATTTCAAAAGACTTTTAGATCTTTTACCTTCATATCCGGCATTTTTTCTTAACATAATTCCTTCATATCCATTCGCATCTGCATCTGATATCATTTCTGATAAATGGTCGATTCCAGTTATTTGTATTTGAGATAATAAACTTAATATATTAGTGAAAGTTAAATCACTGATTTTAAAACATTTTTGCAGACTAGTATATCTATCTTGTAATTTTGTTGTTCCTTCTTTATTAGCAAATTCTTCTAAAGTTAAATAATCAAATATAACATATTTAGGATTTTCTATTGTATGATCTTTTCTTTTTATTTGTTTCATTATACCTTGAAAATCTTCATTGCCATCTTTATCCATCAAACAAATTTCTCCATCTAATACGAAATCTCCTGGTATTAATGCTACCTCATCTAAAACTTTTTGTATGGTTGTAAATTTATTTCCTTCTCTAGAATAAGCAATAATGCTATTTTGTTCTTTTCTAATAATACACCGTACTCCATCTAATTTTCTAGATCCTAACCATACTTCATTTTCAAAGTCGCAAAATTTAGGTTCATATTTAGTTGCTAATGCAACATCAAAGGTAGGAATTAAATTTGGAATAACTTTATTGATAACTGATGCAGAGGCCCTAATTTCTAAATTTCTATCTATAATAGAAAAAATCAAATCTTTATATTCTATGTTATCTTCAATATATCTGTTAACAGCTGATATAGCTAAATGGCCGGTTATTTTTCTATCATTTAGATCATCTAATAGATAAAATAGATCATCATAAAAAACAATCTTTGATGTTAGATCAAAATTCTTTTTACAATTCTTACTAGTTACATTATATTTTTTATAGGGATCAAATGTATATTGTAAACATGATAAAATAAAATTATCATCTTTAATTGATTCAATGATAACCTTTTTTTCATTGAGTGATGATGTGGATTTCATTTTATCCACAAATCTTTGTAACGGCTTTAACTTCATATCTCTAAATTTATTATATATAAATATAAGGATAAAAGCTCACGATTCCAAATTATTTGGAAGCTTTTTATGAATAAGATTGCAATAATCTTAATACTTCATTTAATGCAGCATGTCTATGATTATCTGTTAATGTAATCGCATGGACAAAGTTTGAATCTTTTACTTTAGGCACATCATGTATAGCTGAATCATTACTAAATTTCAAATCAATTTGTTGTGGATCGCCTGTTAATATCATTGTAGATCCTTTACCTAATCTACCTAATACCATTCCTAATTGTTGTTTAGTTAAATTTTGAAATTCATCTATAATCACACAAGCATTTTCAAATGTTCTGCCTCTGAAATGAGATAATGATACTAGTTCAATATTTTCATCATTTTCCATTTTTTCTAAAATAGCCGGCTTGTTATAGACTTTTCGCATATTAGATCGGATTGGTACTAGCCATGGCTCCATCTTTTCATTTAATGACCCAGGTAGGTATCCATTATCTTCATTTGATACAGTTGGTCTGGTTATAACAATTTGATTGACTGTTCGTTTAAAAAACATATCCAATGCTACTTGTACTGCTAATAGTGTCTTACCACTACCTGCTTTACCTATAATAAAATTATAAGGATGGTGTAATATTTGAGCTTTAGCTAACTTCTGTTCTCCTGATAATGTAATACTAAATTTAATATTACCTTTAGGTGCTGATTTAGAAATATTATCTGACATTGTACGTATTCCTTATTTGATATCCCATGGGATTAATTTAAAATTTTCTGGTGGTAAGTTTAATACCTGTGTTGTCCATTTGCTTTGAGCTATAAAATCTAAATGAGACCATTCTGACTTCTTTTTTAGTTTCATTGCTGCAAAATCATTCCAGTCAGTATCAAATATAATTTTTTCTATTTTTTCTTTTGTGTCTAAAACATCTTCTAATATATGACTATCCCATTCATAATGAAATAATTCCATTACATTGCCTTGTTCATCAACATAATCAAAACTTATATCAATTCCCCATTTGGATTGCAATTTAATTAATTTGTAAAGTAATGGACAAGATTTACTCCAATCTAGTAGTTGATCTAATGCTTCGCCGGAATAGCCTTTTCTTTCTAATAGCCAAGAATGATTTATATGCGGTCCAGTAATTTTATTATCTAGTTCAATCCATGGCATATATATGCCTTGTTTTTCTCTATTAGCATTTACATATGAGTTATTTGCATTTGCATACATTAATTCTAATGTGCATAATGCATATCCGGATTGATCAAAAAATTTAATTGATTCAGTGCCAGGAAAATTATTTTCTAGGATTGGTATAGGCCATGAGGATTTATGACTATGTTTGTAACTACTTTTAATAAACATGATTTAATTTATCTTGTTCCGCCGATTCTTTTAAATTCTTTTAGTAAAGGCTTATTAGATTTTTTAGATTCCATCATATCTTGAATTTCACTTGCATAATCATTATCCATGAACATGTCATATAATCCAGACAATGCATCTTGATTTCCTGTTTTTGATACTGCTTCGATATACGAATCGATTGCTTTGTAGAACGTTTGCACGTTATCTGTATCTAATCTTGCATTCATTGTTGCCATAATTTTTTCCTTGTTTTATCTAATTCTACCAGATTTAAAAGCTGCTAATTCTTGTTTTATCTCTAACGCTATACTTCGTTGATTGCCTTTTTGAAAAGAATCTTCCATATCATATTCTGGATAATCTTTTAAGTGACTAGCCATTTCATTTTCTGATTGAATAAATCTGGAATAGTTTCTTATTGTATCATTCATACGTCTTGTTATAGTATTCAATGTAACTTCATTTCCATTAATATCTGTTACAATCTCATCATATTTTCCAAGCTTAGGAAGTTCCATTCCTTTTGTTACAGCTTCATTGCCTATTTTAATTATCTCAGCAACCATTCTATCAACAGCGCCTCTACTACCTACTCTATCAGCTAAAATCTTTTGGTATCTAGCTATATTTGCTTTTTTCCATGCCTTAGGATCTGAAAACTTATCTGCTCCGGATTGCAACTCTACTCTATCAGCTTTTAATGCTGTTGTTCCACCTCTAAATGCTTCTAGATCAAAATTATACATTATGTCCGCAACTTCAATGAGCTTTTTGAACATAAATATACCTCTTTGTCCTCTTCCAATTGGATCTCCTGTTTGTGTTGCACGAGCAGAAAGTTTTGATCCTATCTTGTCTATTCCTCTAGTATATCTAGTTCCACCACTTTGTTGAAAGTATTGTGGCTTACCATCTACTGTCACTGACAATACTCCTGGTTGCAGTTCTGCATCAAAACCGTAATTATCTGTCTTAAATGGATTTGGTTTTCTGGATGTAATAACAAAAAATGTCATTCCTTTTTTAGCTTCTGCTGTATTAGTAATTTTCCTAAAAGACCCTTTTGGTAATTTGTCCCATGCTATATCATATGTATTAGCTGCTGCATTCCAGAACTTTTTATAACGTGTATCTACGCCACCTAATCTTTGTAACTTGCTAGCAATCGGATCTCCAAATGCTTCAAAAAGTATTCTTTGATACTCTTCTCTTATTATTTTATTTAACTGTGATCTTTTCATTGTATTTCCATGTTTTATATAAATATTAACTTATAATACTTTATCTATGTTTGACTGCAATACTATGCCCTCAGATAATAGTTTTGCCCTATTTAACATATGTGCTCCTTGCACATCATCTTTTGATTGCCCGTGGTAAGGAACTGCATGTCCTTCTTCAATAAGTATGTCGGTAATCATTTTCCCATCTGTAGTAACAAAGTCACCTAACACTCTTCCAAACTTACCTTTCATATCTTCACCATTTTTATTGATCTCTGTTTTGAGAACACAGTGTTCAGACAAAAGCTCTTTTAATCTTTTTTTAGATGCTAATCCAAATATCTTTTCAACTTTATCTCTAGTTCTAGACTCTGGAGTATCTATACCCATTATCCTTACTCTCTCATCGGTAAGTACAACACCAAATCCTAAATCAATATCGACGTCAACTGTATCGCCGTCGATTACTTTATTTACTTTACATTTATATTCATACATTAGAATGACTCCATTACTGTTTCATCAATTATATTTTGTATGTCTTCCAATTTTGCTTCCATCTTCATCATAATGTTTGCTTGATATCTTTTCACTTCTTCTCCATGATTAAGAACAATAATTGTCGGTACCACTACTATTTTATATTTTGCTTGTGCTGCTTTATTTGTTACTATACAAACTTCACTAATTTTAGCATCTGTTAATTTACCTAACCATTTAACTCCATTGGCATCATTCCAATTTGCATTAAATTGAATAACTTGTATTTGAGATATAATACTAATTGATATAAATAAAAATACAATTGTTAAGATTTTTTTCATATTATCGCCCTTTTTCAATTATTTTATCTAATTTATCTTCGATAGTATTAAGTTCATCTTTTATTTCTTCAACATCTTCTTGTGTTGTCATAATAGTTTGTCTAATTAATTGATCTTTCATATCAAATTCCATTCTAGTTACGTCTGGTGGTAATGGTTCTGGAAGCTCTTTTGCTTCCTCAATATCAGCTTGTAATGAGAACCACATTCCTATTACAGTTACCATCACAAATCCTATACCTCCTAAAGTTTTAAGACTTACTTTAAATCCTGTCTCTTCATTTAATTCTTTTGCCATCTTTGTTTCTTCTTAAAAAATTATATAATTTAGCCCAACACTAAAATCGTGCCACTCTCTATTCCAATACTTATTATACTTGCCTTCTATAAATATACCTAAGTGTTTATTCAATCTATTTCCTAATATAAATCCACAGGCAACATCAATCCATGTCTGCTTTGGAGCTATAAATTTATGATATGCATATTCGCCAGTCTCTAAATGGAATGGCATTATACTTGCCCAAGAATGTACCCAAAAAGTTTTAGTATAATGATAAAAGTCATATCCAACTACAAATGAATAATTCCATTGTTGTGGTATTTCTTCTTTTTTTCTAGCAACATAATTAGCTAACATTTCCGGTATTACTACTTCTTCCCAAATAATGTTATTATCTGCTACTAAGTTACCACTTGGATTTAAATAATTTATTTGGCCGCCTGGTAAAAATTCTACATTATATCCTTCTTGTAATGCTAATGCAGTATAATGTAAACTCCCATTTGGTAATATAAATTCTTCTAATGGATTATATCCGTACGGTTCTGATATTCGTTGTACCATACCTATATTCCATGATAACTTTTTATTAACTTTTTGTCTATATCTTTGTGATGCTTCAAAGTATTTAATATCTGCAAATCCCTGTTGTACATATTCTGTTTTAACAATCCACCTATCTGCTACATATCTTAAGAAATGATTTTGATCTAAATATGTTTTTCCGAATCTTCTTTTATAATCTGCCTCTATTAAAAATTCAAATCCAGATATCTTTCCTATTGTTGCAGCATCAGCATATGTATGTTCAGTACCATTATAAAATACATTTGCTCTATTTTCATACCCAAATCTAGCTATTTTTCTTACTCCAACTACAATTGAATAATCAAATGGTGTTTCTACTGTACTATTAAGTAGTTGGCCAGTATTTATTGAATATACATCGGCATCTGCAATACTATTGTTTCCATTCAATGCTCCATAAAATGTAGCAAATTTAATTGCCTTTTTAAATTTTTTATCAAAATCTTCAAATGGTTGCCATTTCTCTTTTTTTATAGACCCATTTACATTTTTACCTGTAGATAGTTCTTGTGTCCACTGACCGTTTAAAAATAGTGGCAATAAAGTTAATATTAATAATAAGTTTTTGATCATTGTTTAATTACCTTTCTAATAAATGTTAATTCTGCAACAGATACATGCATGAAATAAACACCATCTTGCAAATTGCTTAAATCGATAACTTTCTTATTGGTTTCATTTATAACAATTTGTCCTGATATACTATACAATGTAACTAATACATTTCCGAATCTAGAACTTACTACATTTAATTTATTTTTAGTTGGATTAGGATAAATTGCTATTCCGCCGTCATAAATCAAATCTTCTATGTCTGTCCATGTACTATTTTGATCACAATAATCATATGTACTTTGACAATTAGCATCCCAATTATCATTACAACAATATGGATCTATATTAATAACCCAAGCATAACATTGATCATTTAACCAATATGGATTGCCTGGACCTGTAATACATCCGGCGTCATATAAACACGATGATGAATCAGGAACATTTGCATTTGGATTAAAATTATATGCATTTGGATCTGTACATCCTGGAATTGCTGTTATACAAGATCCATTATCTACATTCGCGGTCGAATCATAATTTACAGCCAATGAATCAGTACATCCATATACAGTAGCAATACAACTAAAATCTTCTGTATTGGCATTAGGATTATAATTAAATGCATTTGGGTCTGTGCAACCATACACTACAGGTATACATGAGCCATTATTTGTATTAGATAAAGGATCATAATTAAAAGCAGTTGAATCAGTACATCCAAAAACTATTGGTAAACATGAACCATTATCTGTATTTGCAGTTGAATCAAAATTAAAAGAAGTTGGATCTGTACAACCGTATATATAAGGTATACATAAACCATTATCGGTATTTGCAGTAGGATTGTAATTAAACATGGTAGGGTCTATACAACCCAATACTACTGGAACACAACTTCCATCATCTGTATTTGCTAAAAAATCATAATTAAATGATATAGGATTTGTACATCCAAATATCTTTGCAATACATGAACCGTTATCAGTATTAGATAAAGGGTCATAATTTAAAGCAGTTGAATCAGTACATCCATATACATATGGAATACATGTTCCGTTATCAGTATTAGCAACTGGATCATAATTGTATTGTGTTGAATCGGTACAGCCGTAAACTATTGATATACAAGATCCATTATCTACATTTGCTAAAGGATTATAATTAAATGAAGTAGGATTAGTACATCCATATACTGGCGTTATACATGTTCCGTTATTAGTATTAGCACTAGGATTGTAATTTAATGAAGTAGGATCTATACATCCTAATATTACAGGTATACATGAACCATCACTAATATTTGCTAAGGAATCATAATTAAATGAAGTAGGATCCATGCATCCATAAACATACGGTATGCAACTACCATCATCATCAGTAGCATTTAGATTGTAATTTATTGATAGCGGATCTGTACAACCTGGTATTTCTAATGAATCACAAATGCCATCATTATCAGTATCAGTTATACAAACATAATTACAATTATAATATTGTGCAGGATACATACATCCACCATTATCTACATTTGCAACTGAATCATAATTACATGCATCGTTATCTGTACATCCTAAATAAATACAATTGCCATCGTCTACGTTGGCTAATGAATTATAATTAAATGATATCGAATCTGTACAACCATACACTGTAGCGATACATGTACCATTGTCTATAGTAGCAGTTGAATCATAATTAAATGCAAAGTTATTAGTACACCCATATATAATTGGAATGCATGAGCCGTTATCTGTATTGGCTAAGGAATCATAATTTAATGATGTTGGGTCTGTACATCCATATACTTTAGGAGTACATACATATCCACAAAATGGAATTGCTGAATATATGTCAGATGTTGTTTTGTAGTTTTTTAATTTATTTCCATTAGCCCATGGAAAATTTCCTTCATGTATTAAGATACCATAATCATTTTCTATCTTAACTGAATTTTGTATAGTTTGAATATCTAATTGTTGAGCATTTTGTTGAGCCGATCCAATTTCAAAATAATATAACTCAACTGGATGTTGTAATCCTGGATTATCCTCTACTATAAGATCAATATAAAATGTATCTGCATACACACTAGGACCTAATCTAAAGTCCCATATCGAATCACCTTGCCTAATACCAGCAAAACAATCTCCCCAGCCATCGCCACCATCATCTTTAAGTATAACTCTATATTCGCAATATTCTATATTATCCGGCGCTGTATGATTTGAATTATAATTAATTGCACTAGTATCTATACAACCATATACATGTAAATTTAAACATGATGTGTCATCAATAGTAGCTAATGGATCATAATCTTGATATGCCGGATCTGTACAACCATATACAGGTGTCCCTCCACAATAACTCGATCGTTGACTCCAATAATTACCATCACTTGTAATTACATGACCAAAGTCAGCTTGCGATTCATCCATTGCAAATATAGTATCAGGACAAGACATATTCTCTACATAACAAAATCCACTATTAGTCGGTGGATTAGAACCTTTTATACCATCGCCATATGAATCTTGTAATACAAATTGTAATTTATGATTAGGTCCAGCAGGTGCACAAAAACTAGTTATAGCTGTCTGGCCTTGATTAAAATAATTGTATGTGCCTTGAGGCGCATAATATACTGTATCAGTAATATTATTATTAATGTGAAGTAAAAGCCAACTAGTTTCACTAGGCCAATTATCTAATTTAATTTTTACACGAACTTCAATATAATCAAATCCGCATGTTAATGATTGTATACAACTGCCATCATTTATATTAGCCCATGGATTATAATTAATAGATAATGAGTCTGTACACCCATATTGTTTTAATGTTTGACAACTCCCATCATCCCAATTAGCACTCGAATCATATTCTAGATAAGCCGAATCCATACATCCTGGGTGGTAAAAACATTCTGTAATATTCCATTGATCTCCTGGCCTAGGCCCTATTCCTAAAACAACCCCGCCTTGGGTCATCCAATTTCCATC